CCTCGCCGTCCAGATGAAGGAGATCGCAAGTGCAAAAGTCCAACCACCCACTGGTACTGGCGAGCCGGATGCCAAGCCCCCGGACGCCAAACCAAGACGCCGCCCAGTCGCACGGGAGCGCGCCGCGCCCGTACTGCATGCCCTGCCAGCCGATGGGGGGCTTCAGCTACGACAAGAAGCAGTTCCACCCGAGCGTCAAGAAGTGACGCTGGAAGATGACATGAAGGCTCTCGACGCCCTGCTGGGGATTTAAGTGCTCCGATATGACGCCTCTCCGACCGGCCAGCGGATGCTGGATTCCCGTAAATTTGGTCAGTTGATATGCGGGCCGGTGGGCGGGGGCAAGTCCACGGTGGCGCTGATGAACCTGTTCCATCGGAGCATTCGCCAGCAGGCGTTCAGCGGGATTCGCCACACCAAGCACCTCATCCTGCGCAACACCATGGCGCAACTGAAGTCCACGGTGAAGCCAATGATGACGACGTGGTTCGAGACCCTCGTCCTGCGGCGCATGGGGGTGTGGAAACTCACCGACCAGATTTTCGAGGCGAGGTTCCGGCTGCCGGACAACACGGTGGTGCTTAGCGAGTTCATGCTGATGGCCGCCGACACACCCGATGACGTACGGCGCCTGCTGTCGCTGGAGGTCTCGGATGCATGGATCGAGGAAGGGCGCGAGGTCGAAGAGGACATCGTGTCAGGCTTGACGGGGCGGGTGAACCGCTTCCCTGCGCGGCTGGCCGGTGGCGTGACGCAGCCCGGTGTCATCGTGTCCACGAACGCGCCGCCCATTGGCGGCTACTGGCACAAGCTGATGACCGAGCCCCCGGAGAACTGGGACATCTTCATGCAGCCGCCGGCCTTGCTGGACGATGGCGCGCTGAACCCGCAAGCGGAGAACTTGGAGAATCTGGCACCCGATTACTACGACAACATCGTGGACGGGAAGAGCGAAGAGTGGGTGAACGTCTACCTGAAGAACAAGTTCGGGCAGGGCGACAGTGGGAAACCTGTCTATCGCGAGTCGTTCAAGAAGAGCTTCCACGCCAAGAAGGGGTTGCGCCCCGTGGTGCAGAGCCAGCCGATGGTGATCGGCTCGGACAATGGGCTCACGGCCGGCGCGGTGTTCCTGCAGCAAGACCCGCGCGGGCGCATCAACGGCTTGGGCGAAGCGTACGTGCCCAACGGCCAGACGATGGGCTACGAGTCATTCTTGGACCGCATCCTGATCCCGAAGCTGGCTGCGGAGTTTCCGCAGTTCAAGCGGGAGAACATCATCTTCGCCATCGACCCGGCCTGCTGGCAGCGCAGCCAGATCGACGAGAAAACCATCGCGGCGGCCATCCTGCAGCGCGGGTTCAAGACGTGGAAGCCCCCGACCAACGACCCCGAGCGGCGCATCCAGTCGGTGGAGTCGCTGTTGAGCCGGGCCATCGACGGCGGTGCCGGCCTCTTGCTGGACGAAGAGAAGTGCCCGCACTCGATCAACACGCTCGAATGGGGCTACCGCTGGAAGAAGAAACCCGACGGGATCGTGTCCACCGAGGTGGAGAAGAACTTCTGGTCGCACCAAGGCGACGGCATCCAGTACGGCTGCATGTTCTACAACACGCACGGCGTGGTGATGCCGGGCACGCAGTTCACCGGGCGCGCGCCTCTGCGCAAGATAATCCAGCGTCCCTACGCTTACACATAAGAGGCACCCGCCATGGCACAACTGGGTCTCCCGCCCCCGCCCAACCGCTTCGGCACGATGCCCAACCCGAATGCCTTCCCCGACGCGGCCGCGCGCGTGGGCTCGGGCATGCGGGGGCCGGGCGCATCCGGTGGTCCGGGCGCGGGCTCGGCGGTGAGTCCGATTGCCGGGCCGAACGCCTTTGGCGACACGGGAGCCCGCGTGGGCACGCCGGCGTTCACCGGCAGCGTGAACAACCTGATTCCGGTCAAGAACCTGCGGGCGATTCTGGACGACGAGAAAAAGCAGGCGGCTGACCGGGCGTACGCGGCCAACAACACGTCCACCGTGCTGAACTTGGTCCAGCAGATTCGCCGTCACTGGCAGATGGCCAAGGACGCCAAGCAGGTGGTCGAGCAGAAGATGATCGACGCCATGCGGGCGAAAAATGGTGAATATTCACCACAAAAGCTCCAGTCGCTGCGCCAGCAAGGGTCCAGTGAAATCTACATGATGGTGTTCTCGACCAAGGCGCGGCAGGCCAAGGCGCTGATCGGGGACGTGATGCTCGGCACCGCCGACGACAAGCCGTGGACCATCGAGCCGACGCCCGACCCGGAAATCCCGCAGGACGTGGTCGAGGTGATCCTGAAGGCCACGACCGACGTGGTCGCGCAGGCCGAGATGCAGGGCATCCCCATGACGCCCGACGAAATCCGTCTGGGCCTGCGGGAGGTCAAGGACGCCACCAAGGCCATGGTGCTGGAGGAAGCGCGCCAGCGCTGCGAGCGCGCGGAGATCAAGATCGAGGATTTGCTGGCCGAAGGGGGGTTCATCCAAGCGCTGGACGCCTTCATCGACGACCTGACCACTTACAAGACGGCGTTCATCAAGGGGCCGGTGGTGAGGAAGCGCGGCGCCTTGCGCTGGGAGGCGCAGCCGGACGGCACGTCCATTCCCATCGCCACCTTCGAGAACCTGCCCGACTGGGAGCGCGCGGACCCGCTCATGATGTACCCGGCCCCGTGGTCGAGGAATGTGCAGGACGGCTACCTCATCGAGCGGCACAAGCTGTCGCCCAGCGCGCTCAGCGACATGATCGGCGTCGAGGGCTACAACGAGGACGCGATCCGGCAGGTGCTCGACCAGTACTCGAATTCGGGGCTGCGCGAGTGGCTGCAGGTGGACATGGACCGGCTGGAGGGCGAGAACCGGATGTATTCGTCGCTGCAGAACCAGTCGGACCTGATCGACGCGCTGCAGTACTGGGGACAGGTGACGGGCAAGAACCTGCGCGAGTGGGGGATGAAGCCCGACGAGGTGCCCGACGAGGCCAAGGTCTACGACGTGGAGTGCTGGCTGATCGGCTCGTGGGTCATCAAGGCGGTCATCAACGCGGACCCGCTGGCCCGGCGCCCCTATTTCGGCCAGTCGTTCGAGCCCATCCCCGGCGCGTTCTGGGGCAACTCGCTGTACGACAAGATGCGCGACGTGGAGGACATGTGCAACGCCGCTGCGCGCTCGCTCGCCAACAACATGGGAATCGCGAGTGGCCCGCAGGTGTGGGTGAACAACGACCGGCTGCCGAGCGGCGAAGACATCACGACGCTCTACCCGTGGAAAATCTGGCAGACCACGAGCGACCCGATGGGCGTGGCCCAGCCGCCGGTGGGGTTCTTCCAGCCGACTTCCAACGCACAGGAACTGATGGCGGTGTTCGACAAGTTCTCGATCCTCGCGGACGAATACACGGGCATCCCGCGCTACATGGCCGGGATTGGCGGCGGTGCCGGGGAAGCCGGGCGCACGGCCAGCGGCATGTCCATGATGATCGGAAATGCGAACAAGACCATCAAGTCGGTCATCTCCAACATCGACAAGACGGTGATCGCGCCGCTCGTGACCAATGCGTACCAGTACGTCATGCGCTATGTGGGTGACAAGGATTGCAAGGGAGACCTGCAAGTTGTGGCTCGTGGCGCCCTGTCGCTTGTGACCAAGGACTCCCAGATGCAGCGCCAGCAGCAGTTCCTCGCGGCGACCGCGAACCCCATCGACATGCAGATCATCGGCATGGACGGACGTGCGGCGGTGCTGCGCGAGACGGCCAAGGCGCTGGACATGAACGTGGACCGCATCGTGCCCTCTCCGACCACCCTCGCCATGAAGGCCAAGGTGGCGGCCGCGCAGGCGCAGATGGCTATGGGGGCCGGCGGCGGTGGGCCGCTGCCCACGCCCGGCGCGGCGCCCGGCGCCACCCCGCCCGGCCCGCCGGTGCTGGAAGGCTCGCCTAACCGCGATCTGCCGCACGACCAAGGCCCGGCCACAGATAACTTCGGCCCTGTAGCCAAGTAGGCTTGACTGACTGCATAATCCGCACCACGAATGCTTAGTGCACAGGAACTCGTCACCTTCGACTCGATAGCGCGCCACCAACCGCGCTTCCGGGAATGGGCGGTCGAGGAA